AGCCAAGCAATGCTTCATTGGTCAAAGTCTCACGCAAGCCTGCCCCTTGTGGTGTGCCTGCTTGCGCAAGGCGGGCTGTAAACGGATCACCAGCATCTCCCATAGGGCCAGCATCTCCAACATCCCCGGCAACGCCTTGAGCTTGTTCTGGGAACGCTTTGTTCAATTGATCCAGACGCATTAAGTACTCATTGTTTATGGTTTCCGCAGTCATGTTCGGATCGAACACCCTTCCCCCTGCTTCCTGCTCTGCCAGTTGCGCAAGGTCAGACTGTTGGTCTTCCATAATACTATTCAGCATGTACTGGTAAGGATTGTCCTTTGCAGTAATTGGGGCGGCTTCCGTGTCATCCGCTTCCCCCGCTCTTTGTTCAGCCATATCCCGCATGAACACGTCCTGCATACCACCAACTTCTCCAATGCTGGTCATCAAGTTCTCGTCACGAAATACGTCCATGACGTCCTTGTATCGAGGAGCAAGACGCTCGACGTCGGCAAGGTCACGCTCACGCCTGCGACTAAGCTGGGCTTGTCCGATATCCTCGGTCAATGCAGATAAACCAAGAAACTGTCCAGACTCGTCAAATCCAGCAGTCCTGTCTTCACCAAGCAATTGCCTTCGGTCACCAAGCAAGTCAACCATGCCGGTAGTGGTACGCACGGTCTGTCCCTCTTCTAGTGGTTCACCAGTATTCGGATCAGTAAAGGTAAAGCTTTCGGCAACCGCATTATCGTCTCCACCTGCATCATCAATAATGCCTTGCAGTTTTCGCATCTCCTTAGTGGCATCTGCCAATATATCCAAATCGGAACGCTCGCCCTTTTGCCGAACCATTTCACCACCAAAAAGCATACCTTGAACAAATCCACCTGTTTTGGTGTCTACAATGCCGTATTGAGCATTAGTTGCAGGAGTAATGCTCGTCTTGCCGCCTGCTATAGGTCTCGAAGTTTCCCCTTTGGCTTCCTTTAACTTAACCAACTGATACCTGCCTCCACCAGCTTCAATCGCTTGTCCTTGATCATCAGTTGCAACCTCTCCACCACGAATGCCGAATCTTCCTGTTTCCGGGTCTTGGACTACCCTTTGCTCCCGTCCAAGCAGAGTCCTGCGAAGAATATCAGTATCCATTTGGGCGGTCTGTTCCCGAACTTCCCTTTCCAAGGGTAGCAATTCAGCCAAGCTACCTGTTGCGGCAAAGTCACCAGTTCCTCTAAGCAAATTCGCTTGCGCCTTGAGTGCGTCAGCAAGCCCTTCTCCATATGTTGGTTGCGCAGGATAATTTACGTCTCCACTACTCATTTTACATTCTCCTTCTTACTTGATCCAAAGTGTACCACTTAACTGGTTTGTTCTTAACGTGCCTCATCCATCCCACCCAAGGGAGCGCATAAGGTATTCGACTGATAAATTCTCCAACCGCTCCGTCCCCGACTGCGGTTCTTACGTACCATGCATTGGGGTTCATAACGTCCCATTGTCCGTCAGGATCACCAGCATCCTTTCTTACGGGCTTGCCAAGCAACAAGCTATGCGGGGTCTTGAACACGTATCCGTGAGCCATGTAGACGCTGATATCCTTGAACATATCAATCCCGATATCCTCGTACAATTCCTTCGCTTGATCGAATACGTTCACGTACTTACCGTTGCTCCCAATGCAATGCGTTTCCATGCCGTCCCATCGTCCACCGCCAGGCACTTGCTCCCACCATCCCCATCCGTACAGAAGACCAATCTTCCAGCAGTACCCGCAGATGGTAATGCGCTCACCGCATAGCTCGGAAGAGTAGTCAATACTCCACTCATAGTACCACCCGTTACTGCTATCGAATTGCTCGCTTGCGTAGCTATCGATCCCAGACCAAGGTTTGTGCGTGCGTTGCTGGCGGTAGTTGCGTTCGTTCCTCCGTTGCCCACGCTGATAGGTGTTGCTACGCTCACGCTCGGAGTGCCTAAAAGGTTGAGATTGGCGGCGGTTACTTCCACCCCAGTTGCGAAAGTAAAACCCCTCGTTACGCTCCCTGAAATTGCCATTATACATCTGTTCGTATGTTAAGCCCATGCGCGATTGCTTGCAAGGACACGTGTCGAAATTTCGGGCGACCAGCAGTCACGTTGATCTCAACGTTCGCACCAATCCCACGGATTCTACCACTCCCGAAACGAATGACGTCATCCCCACCAGCAGGCCCGGTATAACTAAGTACTTGATTGCTCAGATTGTCCGGGTCATCACCATTGACTTCTATGGTCATTGCATCATTCTCTGCGGTATCCACCCCAAGCTGTCCGCGCCTCCATCGCTTGACCGATTGATCACCAAAGTTAAAGTTCCTGGTAACTAGCTTGGCGCTGATTGCAGTAGTGTTGGACTCGGAACTGCTCCCAATCTTTCTATTGCTGTCATCCAGAGCGTTTTCATTCATCAAGTACCACCCGGTCGGATTGCAAGCAAACAGTCTGCGAAGGGTAGGATTGCTTCCGTGCGAACAGATTACCCAATCATCCACTTGGAATGCCAGACTGCCAGACATTGCAGGGTAGGAATCTACGCTAATCCAAGTAGAAGTGAGCAAATTGTAAACGAATACTTTGTTAGGCTTGGTAGATGACCCTACTGGGACTGCCAGATAGTACTTGTTATCATGCACTACACCGCAGGACAGATCGGCATATTTGAAGTTTACCTCGTCAAACTGGTCTTGAATGTCCTGAGTCATGGGGATGGTCTCCCCTTGTACCTTGCTTATTGCCACTCCCAAGCCCTTTGCAGGATCAACTCCGGGGCTAAGTACGATCACTCCGTTATCGCTAAGAAAGAACGTTTGTGGCCCGCTCTGAGCAATGCTCTTTCTAGCAACGCATCCGTGCTGACGAGTGATTTCGTAAGTGTTTGCGGCACTAACGGTTGCTATATTATTTATCAAATGTATGGAATTTCTGAAAAAGACGATTAACTGATCTTCTTGATAACCTATAAATCCCACCAGAAAATCTGCTGATCCTTTATTTATTCTGAACTGAGCGTCTCCTGTAGTGAACACGTCAGTCGAGAGCAAGTTGCTCATCAATACAGTATAGTTGGAATCAGTCGGTTGAGGAATGATCAACCTGTTTCTGAAGAACAATCCAAAATCCGTATTCGGGCATTGGATGTTCCCACTACCCGGACTTGCGTTTGCCTTTACTACAAAATCAGTAGGACTACTGTAATCACCATCCCATTCAAGCGGGGTCTTGTTTTTTCCTCTGAACAATATCAGTTTTTCCAATGCTTGCACGAAGCTCGCACCGTCTGCTGATGCAACGACTTCACCACCGGGATAATCAATATCAATACCACTATTGTTCGCATCGTTCCAAATGATCGCTTTGGTTCGGGTAGCAACAACCAAGAACTCAGTACCAGTTGCTGGGTCGCTGAACAAAGTGCTGGCAAATACTTGCTCAGTACCTGCAGAATAAGTCAGGGTGACCGCACCTGCCAAGAAGTCTATCCCTTTGCGCACTTCCGCTTCGTCACCAAGCAAGCGCATATTTTCAGATGTCTGAACGAACCCTTGTTTCAAACTGGTCGGTTCTAAGTAGGAATTAATCCCAACGAACCCATTGTCCCCATCGACCACTACGGGATCGTCAAGTTGTCCGTATGAACGATAGCGGGTCATTTTCTCTTCTTTATCTCCTGCCAAATCTTGTAGGACATGAACACAATGGTAAGCGATCCGGCAATCACACCCACCACTTCGTGCAATGACCCGCTAAAAGTAGCAAGCGTTCCTCCAATTCCATAAAGACCGTCTCTCATTATCTTCTTCCTCCAGGTGTGAAATAAAATCCTATGATCAAGGGGAGGACGACTGTTGCTTCAAAGAGCGCGATATGTCCCGTTGTAACGACCAAAGGGGCTTGCTCCGCTGGAAAACTGAGAAGCCCGAAAAGAAATTCCCGTTTTCCTTCCCCGGTAATATTTGTTGTGCTGATGAGTGGAATGCTTGGGTAGATTGTCGTAACGCAGGTGATGAATGAGAGCGTAGACATCCCGATAAGTGCGAGCATACGACGAGTAGCGCGAGTGAACGCGCCACCCGGCCCATTGTTGAGAGACTCTTGAAACTTGATCGCAAACTCATTGTTCCTGCACTCCCGCGCCATTTCCATTTCGTACTTCTGCTGACGAGCATCCGTCATCGCTCCGAAGACACCCTTTAGGATGCTCCCCATTGCGGCAGAACCACCACCAGTCAGGAACAAAGTAAGTAGCTCGAACATTAGTGACCCGCCCCATTTGTGCCATGCCTTAGCTTGTCAACGTGTTCATCGAGCTTATCCACTCGGTCTTTCAAATGCGCAATGTTCATGTCCTGCGTAGCATCAGCGGGCAATGCTCCGATCTCTCCTCTGGGCCATTTTATCCGAAACTCGCTATTCAGTTCCATCTCATGCCTCATGCGTACGTTGTCGTTCTCCAAGCTGGATATCTTGTTCCATACGACGGAGTATCCCCAGACAGCAGTACCGACCAATGCAATGGTCTTTGCCATGAATGCAAGGTTTGCCTTTACTTGCGTGTTCTCTGATAATCCTTCGCTCATTTCTTGCCTATTAATTCGTAAATTCTTTTCACGTCGCTACGCCTGTCTTCCGCAAGCTTTTCCAAGTTCCTTATCTTTTCGTAGTGTCTAGCGGATGATATCTCCAGCTTGGCGGTCTTTGCTTTTTGCACGTCAATCTCCTCCTTCATTCGCTTGAGGAAAAATCCAAGGACGGATACCGCAACCCCAAGACCAAGAAAGATATATGATGAATATTCCATCATTCATCACTCTCAGGAGCAGTCCAAGCACTAGTGGAAAGTATATCAATTATTTGCGAGTGCGTATAAGTATCTTTACCATAAAGAAAGCGTGGCTTGCTCCCGGTATATTTAACGAATGTCTGGTCGCCTGCTACGTTGTATCGCAAAGTATTCGCACTCGTTTCGTAAACTTGTGAAAAATCTACGGAAGATACGTCGGATGCATCGATTATACAATATGTTCTGCTCATTATGGTACGTTACTCGAAAAGGTAGGCCCGTTGGTAAGCGTACCATTGTTGCTACCAGACCCTTGATCGGTAATGGTAGTTCCACTCCCACCATCGTTATCTCCCATCCTCCACCATCCAAAGGGGGACAGAGAGGATATGTCACCAGGTGTTCCCGAATTGTATAAGGTTGCTATGTCGGACGCAGATAAAGTGGAAGTAAATATGGAAACCTCGTCGATCAACCCATTAAATGGGTATGCTCCGTTCTGCCTTTGACCAACTCGAAATGGAATTGAACCAATGGAGTACGGGCTTGATGGAGTGGAAGACCCAGCGGCATTGCCAACTTTTGTTCCGTCCAACCATATGTCGTACCCATTGCCTCCAGTAGTTGCGGCAGACGTAGACCATGCTCCGACAATATGATGCCAATCCGTACTTATCGTTGCGCTTGCAGAAGTGTATGCAAAACTGTTTTGAGAGGATGCGCGAATAGTAATCAATTCATTCGTAAAATCACCAGTTATATCCCCCCCCAATGCCAAGAAGTAGGATGTTCCAGATTGTCCGAGCAATACGTAAAATGGCATTCCGCTGGATGCAGAAAACGTCCTGTCCGCCTTGAACCAACAACTAAAACCATACAGGTTGATTGACCCAGTATCCAGCCCCATGTAATCGTCAGAACCGTCAAATTCACAACTATACAAATTAGCAAAACCGCTGGAAGGCAATCTTCCAGAAGAAGTTCCAGACTTCCCCCCGCCCAAGCCAAGCCCAAGCGATATGGTCGAGCTACCCATGCTTAGACGTTGTAAGCGATTACTGCTCCGCTGGTCAGATCAATACTGGTAAAGTTCCCGTAGAGTACCATGCCTGCGGAAAGAGTAGTCCCATCCTGCCCCGTGCAGATATCGTCCAAGTTTGTGATGTTGCTCGATTGTGCGGCAAGCACGGTATCCTCAGTCGCTTGGATGGCAAACCATCCCTTGGTATTGTTGTGTACTGCAGTATCGTTAATGTACTCCCCGCCATTAAGGCCAAGCCCTCTGTATTCTGATGTTGATGCCATGATAAGTTATGCTGGTGTTGCTATGGTTGTTCCGTAAGTGGTAAATTGTATGGGTTGGGTCTGTCCTTCCTGCCTTTCGAGCTTGTCCAGTTCGGTCTGCAAGATTGCTTCCGCTTGCTGATACGCAACTTGCGCTTTCGAGTTTTGTCCGTCAGCTTGCAACCAATCCCCAAAGCTACCCATCACTACGTACTCGGAAAATACGAATGGAAAATCACTAGCCCCACTAGCATATTCCGGGTATGGTTTGCGATAGTGTACCCAGACGGGTGCGGTAGATGCACGATTGGGCATGATTGCTTCCCCAAATTCAGTCGCTCCGCTGACGAATATATTGCGAAATGCAATGTCGCTGAAGGATGCTCCACCATATGGGTCTTTGTCAGTCACTCGAAATACTTCCGCAATGTCCTGATTAAAGTCTATGTAGGACAACATATTCGCAGTAGCAGTCGCTCCGCTACCACCACCTCCGCTGAACGCTACCGTTGGAGTACCAGTAAATCCAGTTCCGTTATTGGTCACGGATACACCATTTACTTCTTGGTCGCTGTTCACGGTTGCGGTAGCCGCCGCAGAAGAACCTCCCCCACCACTAAAGCTTACGCTAGGGGCGGAGGAATAGGATGATCCACCACTCCCGACGTCCACGCTACGAACGCGCAAATCGGGAATGATCTGGGAAAGAATGGAAGCGAAGGGCCATGCGGCTCGTTCCCACGCCAATCGTCCAAAGCGATTGACGCTACGATTGATCGCATTTTCTTCTTCGGTAATCAAAGTGTTTACGCCAGCAAGATAGGCGACGTTCGTCCTAAGCGTACTTACTGCTACTCTCCTCATTCTACGGATGCTCCTTTAAATACCTTAGTGTCCGGGGACTTGGTTTTCAAGGCGGGATTGTCCCGCATGAACTCATCTATGAATTGTTTGTCCGACCAGCAACCAGGATGAGACTGATGCCAGCGGAAGTATTCTCTGGCGGGTATGGTCGCCTTGTGCTGACCCAATCCGTCAATCATTCCTCCATGTTGGTTTTCTTGTCCGCAAATTATTTCGCGCTTCTTTGCCTCGTACTGTTCAAGGTCTGCTTCGTAACGCAAGTGACGATCCAAGTTTTTCATAAACTGAGAACCGTTACCATTCTTCCACTTGGGTAATATTACGTCCATGTCGATTATGCGTTAATGGGAAGAGGGAGCGACCCGTATTGATCGCTCCCTGCTCCCCAAAAACAAAACGATGTTATCCTACGTCGTTTGCGTCATGCATAGCCAAGTAGATATCCAACTCGCCTGCGGTCAGCGCGGATGGCGAACCACTTGAAGAGTTGGTGAACTTGGCTTGCAGGGCATCAGCGGAGGCGGCAAAAGTCCCGGCAAGGGTCTTCGGTACTGCTCCCTGAGCCGCAATGATCGGGCCAACTGCGGCAACGGA